ACTTGAATTCATTGCACATGATGTATTAATTGTTAAATAATCTATCATTGTCCAATTATTACCATAATCCGTTGAATAATAAGATTGAATACCAGCCCAACCACCTCCACTACAATATATATATTGTCCTGAATTATCCATACATATTGACTGAACCCAACGTCCTGAATTATTAATAGTTAAATTTTGTTGTTTGTTAATCCATGTAACACCATAATCATTTGACATATATATATTACAACTAGGTATTCCAGTACTAATAGCACATTGATATTGACCACTATTTGACATTTTAATTGCAAAAATTTCAGTAGTAAAAGTAGTTTTAGAAAATGTTGTACCACTATCTTGAGATGTAAAAATTGCATATTTACAACACATACTAACAAATTGACCTGTTATATTTGTTGAAATATAATAACCCATATTTGAATAACCAGCTGTTGAATTGAAATTTATACTTGAATCTGATAATATATTTATCATGAAATTATATATTAATATAATCAGATTATATTAATCTAAAAATAAAACTATTTAAATTAACTTTATCTAACTTATTTTGACATCATCATTTTAACAAATTCTTCATAATTAATTTGTCCATTCCCATCTATATCAGCTTCTCGAATAATTTCATCTACTTCTTCATATGATAGTTTTTCACCTAAGTTTGTCATAATATGTTTTAATTCTGCTGCAGAAATAAAACCATTACCATCTTTATCAAATACTTTTAATGCTTCTAATATCTCTTCTTCTGAATTAGTGTCTTTCATTTTTCTTGCCATCATTGTTAAAAATTCTGGAAAATCAATTGTCTCATTACCATCCGCATCAACTTCATTAATCATATCTGCTAATTCTACTTCTGTTGGATTTTGTCCAAGAGATCGCATTACAGTTCCTAATTCTTTTGTTGTAATAGTTCCATCACCATCTTTATCAAATAGTGAAAATGCTTCCTTGAATTCAGCGATTTGTTCTTCAGTTAATTGGCCAGCCATTTATATTATATTATTAGATAATATAAACGCTACTTGTTTCATTTTAATATAAGATTATAATATATTATGAATTATCACTAAGATTAAATAAATATTTAGAGATTAAGAATAATAATAAAACTATAAGACAATTAAATTATTAAACTAGCCCCTGAACTAGATTTTTCAAAAGATTGGCATGATTTTTGATGATGAAGCAAATGTTGTTAAAATAGAGTGTACTAAAGTGTATAGCATTTCAGATAAATCTTAGATTAATTTTATACTCTCATTTTCCTATTTTTCAAACTATGATCTCTACGATCATTTGTACCAATACCTTTTGACATCATCCACGGAGATGGTATAGAAAACATTTTATTAAATATATCAGCAATAGGTACAGGTTCGTCTTGTTCATCTTTGAATGAACGCGGTACATATCTATATTCGATATATGGTTTGGGGCATTTTTTTAGAGTATTTAAGCGGATCATTTCATAGATAATCAATAAAATTATAATAATAATAATTAGTCCAATTAGTTTTTGAAAGTTCATTTCTCTTATACTTTAATGTTAAAAAATAATTTGATATATATGAAAAATTATTTAATATATGTTAAAAATAATTTGACTAATTATCTTTTTTATGATTATGATGATTTTTATAATATATTATTATAAAAGAAACTATAATGGATACTAATAATTTTATCTATATTGGAAATCAGAATTTGATTAATTTTGAATCTGTTGCTAACAATTTATTAAATTTATCTTCTGAAAATAATTTAGAACAGAAATTAGAACAAACTTCTCAACAAACTTCTAAACAAACAAATTCTAATAAATTACTAAATTTAGCTACAAATCAAACTAATCTTTCATCAATTCATAAAAAGAAAATATTAATTGCAATTTATTGTCATAATATTTCTTTTTTTAATTTTATCCTAATTATAATAAATTATCTGGTACATTTCAAGGATTTATTTATATTGGATTGTATTTTACATATAGTTTTTTATGTGGATAAAACATTTAATTATGAAATGAAACATATAATGAATTCTATTACAAAAACTGAAATAAAATCCATTCTAAAAAAATATCTCTATAATAATGAAAAAAATAATATTGATTTATTATTGGGAAATATTTATCCAGAAATTTTAGAACAAAATAAATTAATAGAAACTAATCATAAAATTTTTATTTGTAAACTTCAAAATTCTAGTTTAAATTCCTGTTTAAAAGCACCATTTGAAACAATATATGAAAAATATAATGATCAAATGGGTCCATTGGCAAAAGATCCATTAAAAACGTATGAAGCAGATATATATTTGGGAATTGGAGCAAAAAGAGCATATGCTTATAATTACTCATTTACTAATAATTATGATTATTTATTACAAATAGATTCAAGTACTCTGATTTGTAATCAGGCGCATACATGTTCTCTAGATAATACGACATCAGAAATTGTTAAAAATTCATGTATATATAATTCATTTATTGGAAATCCACCAAATCCTTCTAAAATATCATATATTAAGAAAGAATCAGATAGATCACAAATAGTTTCAGGTGTAGGACAAGAACATGGGATTCAAGATATAGATTTTGGTAGTTTACAAAATCAAATAATTAATCCCAAACAAATACAAAAGAAAATTAATCAGAAAACTACTCCTGAAACTACTCCTGAAACTACTCCTGAAACTACTCCTGAAATTAAAAATTCTATAATTAATGCTCAACAAGTTTTAAAAGCACGTAGTTTAATTATACATTTGAATATTGCTAATTATTTACAATTTATGGTCATCTCATTAAAAGTTCTCAATAATAATTCTGATAATAATTCTAATAAAAAATATGCTCTAATTAGTGGATTAAGAAGAACATCTCAACCTCTTGTTGCACAAACTAAACATAAATGTGGATCAGAACCTAATATATCAAAAATATATTTAATAGATCTCAATATAATTAGATTAGTTCAGAATTCAGCTCAGAAATCAAATCAGATATTAAATTTATATGATCCCTGGTATATGAGATTTTTTGAGGATTATTCTGCTACTAATACTTTATATAATCACAATCCAAAATTATATACATTTAAAGATTGCTATTCAAATATGTATAAAGTTAATTTTCAACCAAATACATCAATTAAAATTAAAAATATAATAGACACTTCTCTATTGGCGTATATTAATTTCTTTGACTCTGATAAAATTATACTTTATAGCTTTTTATCGAATTATACTAATGAAAAAGTAATTGAATCATTTAAATTTTTATCATCAATATTACGTCCAATTGATGCTGTTAAAATTATGATTAAATCAGAATATAATCATCCAAAATTAGGTTGGATAGATTTTAAAGAAACAACAATGTTTGATCTTGGTAAAAAAGAATTTAATCCAGATTATTCATTGGCTACATATAATCCAATATCGGTTCAAACAATTTCAACAATTCCAACTGATTTAAGTTTAGAACAATTAACTTGTATAATATCTAGTCCTAAATCAGATTTAGTTGAAAGTATATATGCTAAGTGTTTTATAGATGTATATGCTTGTGATCCAAATATAACTTTGAATAATGATTTTGGAAAATATCAATGTAATTATAATTATGTGGCAACATCCTTACAAATATATATTTTTTTAATATATAAATTATTAATACCAAAAATGGACTATCTAATTGATAATCAACCATTTGTTAATATTATCAAAAGTGAACTTAAAAACTTATTTTTATCAGTTTTTTATTCAGAATGTGCATCAATATATGATCTATTAATATGGTTTCAAATATTAGAAAAAATATCAAATGAATCTACTGAAGAAAACAAACCAATTGGAAATATTAAATTTAGTTATTTAAATTTAGGTAATTATTTGATATATCAAGTTAAAACATTAAATACTATCAATACATCAAAAACAAAAAATAAACAAAAAAAATCATTACTTCATACTAAAATTTCTGATATTATTGATGAAGTTAATAAAGATTCTAAACTTAATATAGATACTATCAATTTAAATATTTTAGAATCAATTAAACTAGAAATATTTGGAATAAATATAGTACTTAGATCGGATTTATCACCATTTGATAATATTATTATTATCAGAAATACTTTATTTAAAATATAAATTAAATTTTTTAATCTAATTAATTAGATTAAAAAATCTTATAATTTAATCGATTTAGTTTTAAGCTGTTTGATTTGCTTGTTTAGCTTGATTATGTTGTTGTTCTAATTCCATTTCTTTTATTCTTTCAGATAATTCATCTTCTAATCGTCTTAATGTTTTAATATTTTCGTCTACTTCTTTCTTTTCTTTATCTAATTCTAATTTATCATTTTCTAAATCATATTTTTTATCATTTAATTTTGCAATTTTAGATTTAGATTTAGTTTTAGTTTTGGATTTTGCTGTTCCATTTTGATTAAGTTCTGATTCATTTGATTGTTCTTCTGCAGCTTCATTCTCTTCTTTTCTCTTGTTAACATCATCTAATGCTTTCTTAATCATATCTTGTTTTCTTAATTCATGGAATTGTTTAGCTTCTGTTTGTTGATTCCAATATGATTTCATTAGTTTATTTAAATCCTTATCCATATATTCCGCATCTTTTGCCTTCTCGGGATCATCTTCAAAAGGACACCATTTACCCATTTCTGCAATATAGATATTATGATATGGATCACATTTATTTAAAAAATCTGCTCTAGCTTTAGCCTCTTCGTATGTTGAATATCCACCTCTTACCTTAACACCACATACTGATATATCTTTGGGTCTTTTTTCTTCAACAATAGATGAAGGTTTTAAGAAACTAATACATACATACTTTTGTTCCGTGATTACAGGATCTTCAGTTAGATAATCAATTTCTTGAGGAGATGTTTTTTCAGTTTTATCAATATTATCTGTTTTATCTGGGTTTTTTGATATTTTCTTTTTTGACATTTGGTTATTAATTATAAATATATTTATATGCTTTTCTTTTAAATTGTATTAAAATTTTTTATCATTAAATATATTTGAAAGATTTATATGAACTTTACTTAACAGATCAATATAAGTAAAACTAATTTATCTAAAGAAACTAATTTATCTAAAGAAACTAATTTATCTAAAGAAACTAATTTATTTTTGTTAGATATTATTTATAATATCTAACAAATGTATAAAATTGGTGATGAATTTAATATCAAAGTTAAAATTGATAATGATACTATACTTGATCAAACTTTAATTATTAGTTATGCTTTTGATAATATTATAATTACATGTGGCCATTGTTTACCATCTAATTCTATAATTACAAATGGAAAAATTTTATATACATCAGGATATCAAACAAATTTAGATTCAGAATCGGAATCAGAGGAGATTGGTTTTATACAATTAAATGATCCTAATATTAAAATAAGACCAAATTATCATTTATTAAGACCAAAGTCATTTAAAAATTTTAGACAAATATCTAAACTATTAATAAACAAACCAGAAATACAATTAATAAATAGATCAAAATATTACGATCTCAAATTAATTAAATTATTAAATTATGATTCATTTAATAAATTAAAATTTAATCAAATTAATCAAACAGATGATATTTATTGGTCACATGCAATTAATCGTATAATTGAAAATCCATATAAAACAAAATCAAAATTATCTGTTTTAAAATTATCAGCTTTATTTGATATGTCATTTATTGGTATAGCTTATCCTGTTAATAACATATCAAATAAAGCAAATCAATCTGTTTCATCAATTAATGATGCTGGTTTAACAAAATCAAAATTAGAAAAGGAATTTGGTTATAAAATAATAACAGATGAATTTCATAGTATAACACGACCATCATTTTCAGGAAGTCCAATAATTTATAAAAATTATTTTATTGGGTATCATTTAGGTTCGACTATGGCATATAAATTAAATTCATCAAATCAAATATATTGGTTAGGAAAAGTGATTTATTTCAAAGTAATTCATTTGATATATGAATGTTAGAATAATTTGTTTAAAAAATATATTTTTGAACAAATTAAATTGAAAATAATAAATTAATATATGTATATAATTTATAAAAAATGAATACAGTAAATTATAAAAAATTAAAAAAGAAAAATTTAGTAAATATTATTAATAATTTATACGTTCAATTATCATATTTATATAATAATACAAAATCAATATCATTAAAAAATACTGAAATAAATCAATATCAAAAAGAACTATCACAAAATCAGGAACAACTATTACAATATCAGAATCAAATATTACTATTGAATAATCAAATATCACAATTAAATAATAATTATACACCACCATCAGATTTAGTAAGTAGTAACTCTACTGAAAATAAAAAAATTATTAAATTAAATAGCGATATACAAAAATTTCATAGTAAATGTAAAGAATTTATGGAATCCAAAAGTAATTTAGTAAATTCAATAAGAGAAATTAATATTACAATTGCTTCATTAAATTTAATACTAAAAGAAGAAGAAAAAAAATCAAAAAAAAATATTATGAAAATTAAATATTTAAAGTATAAAATTGTTACATTAAGAATCAAAAAAAATTTAATAACAAGTATTGATGATAAAAATATTAATTATAGATGTGAAAGATTAAAAGATATGATACAATCTGGTGGTGATATACAATCTGGTGGTGATATAGAATCAAATCAAATTAAAACTAAAATTAAAACAAATGAATATAAGATAGGAAAATATATTGATAAATTAAACAATTCAAACAATTCAAACAATTCAAACAATTCAAACAATTCAAACAATATATATCTTGATAAAATAGACTATTATATTGATCAAATTGGCGGTTCATCAATTAAATCACCAAATATAGAAGATATTTTACAAAAAAAATATACATTGATAACTGATATTGACAAATATAAGACCATTTATCAAAAACCATTAAAAGATACAGATTATATACATGAAGATTTTGAAAAACAAGATGATACTGAAATAAAAAATATAACAGAAATTTTTAAGCTTCCGTATATGGGTATTAATCAGGCTAATATAAATGATAAAGATAATGAATTATCTGAAATTATTTATAGATATAAACGAGGTATTCGTTCATCATCTACTGATATTTTTATGCAATCTGCAATTGATCCAGATATACGTAAATTATTATCGGAATATGTATTTTTTGAATTGACTGGGTCTATTTATGAATTTATGTATATGTTTAATGTGAAAAAAAGAGATTATCCTGGATCACCTAATTTAGATGAGAATGATATAAAAATTATATATAAAGGTGGTAATACAACACGTATTCATTTACAAATTTTCAATAAAAATTTAGGAGGATCTAAAATTATTAAAAAAATTATCGATTATACATCAATTGGTGATTGGGATTATAGTATACAGATAAATTATGAAAAATTAAATGAAAAATATAAAAATCCAAAACTAATCAAAAATTTACAATCATTTATCAAGAAAATAATTACAGTAACCTTATCAAAAATAAAAAATGTTTTAAATAATTTTTTTGATACAGATATTTCCACAAAATATATTAAAAGATTAATAGAGAATTTTAGTACTGATTCAAATAGTGAATTCGATAAAGTGATTGAGAAATTTATGAAGGATTATAATGAAACAACAACCAGAAAAAAAATAAAAAAAATAGAACTTAACTCAATTACATCATATGATTATATTTATAATAATAAAACATTAAGTATAAGCAAAAATAATAAAAAATTAGACAAAGTATCATATATTGTTAATAATATACCAGATGATAAAAAATCAAAAATTAAAGTTGATAAAATAATCACTTTTTTTTCAAATAATGATCTAACTGAATTTATTCCAAATTTTATAACACCAAATAATATATTTATATCATATATTAATCAAATAAAACTTTATCAATTTAAGAGTAATAGTGATTTTTGTTTAATGAGATTAAAAATTAATAATGAACTTGAACTTAATTATTTTTTTGACGATGATTTAAAGCCAATAAATAAAATGCATCAATTACCTATTGAATTAGTTGATATTTCTATGATATATGAGAATGATGGAAAAAGATTATTAGAAAAATTTTATATAAAACCAGAAAATTTTTCAAAAAAAAATAAAGAAATTAATTATGAATATTTAAATGGAGAATCTATTGAAATTAGTTTACCTTCTGTATATTATATGTATTTTGATATCGCAACTATTATGTTTGAAGAAGGTGTTTTTATTTGGGATGATTCTAAATATGATAAAAGAATCTCGCGTTTAGCATATTTAATGATTATGTGTTTATTTGAAGATGGTGAAAATCTAGATTATATTGATACACGCATTAATTTATTTATTAAATTTTTAGAAAAAACTCAAAAAGATATCAAAACAATAGATAATATTAGCGAAATATATAAATATTTTAATAGTGAATTTAATAAAATAGAAATTGTTAATAATGAGATTACTTTAAATGGCAAACAAATAATTAGAAAAATAATAAAAAACACGTCTAACAATGATATATATGATTATTATTTAGATAAATTCTATCAAAATTTATTATCAATGGTAATATTTTTAAAATATTTATCAATGACTGATCCAAATGATTTAAATGATCCAATTGATCCTAATCATAAAGAATATGCAGAAATATGGTTGAAAAGAGGATTAGATTTTGACAAAGGTGATACAAAAGAGCTTGATATTTCAGGTGGTGTATATAGGTTTTATAGTGTTAAAAAAATACTAAAAACTCTTCCTAAATCATTTGATGAATTCAAACGGTATATTGATACTCTTATTGTTTCTCTTAAACTAATCGAAGAGCTTTTAGATGAAATATATGATGGGAAAAAAGCAACAATTCCTAATAAATCAAATATAACAATTCCAGATATAACAAAGTCTATCAATACACTTTATTAAAATAATTATTTGAAATTTTATTAATTTATTTTATAGTGCATAGTTTATTTAATAGTACATTGTTTATTTTGAATGTGTTTAATAGTAATTGGATTAACTTTAAAGATTTCGTTTCTATTAGATGCGCTAAAAATTCCTTGGGAATAACTATATGTATTATATTGTTTACAATCATAGTCACATTTATCATCAAAAATATCTTCTGGTTTTTCGATATATAATGAAATAAATATAAAATTATCATTAATTGATTGGATAGTCTTATCGATATCATTATCAATAAGATCAATTTTAACTAAACCAGTTTTTTGTTTAAAATACTTAAGAAACATTATTATTGAGGTAGAAGTATTATAAGATATAATATGTCTGTGATATAATTTGAATTTCAATTTTTTGAACTATCATAAAATATGTGCAATAAAGTCTTCTACTTCTGCTATAAAATAATCAATATGAAATTTAGTTTTATCTAAATTTTCTAAATAATTTATAGTTTTTATTATCATTTTTTTAAATTTTTTAGAATTAATTAATTTATTAAGATCATTTATATCAGTAAAATATAATGGATAATCAGCACCAAGATATTCAATGATTGCCGGATTACGATTAACAAGTAATGGTGTATTTCTAACAATACATTCTAAAACTGTATTATTAGCAGAACTATTAAATACATTTAGTAAACAAATATTTTTTCCTAATAATTCATCGTATTCATTATTTGACAAAAAACCTGGAATTTTTACACTAGAATCATTTAAATATTTCTGATAATTTGGATAAATGATTTGAAACATCTCTTTCCAATATTTACCACCTGGTAACCAAATTTTTTGATATTTTGTTGTTTTTATTTGATAGATGGTTTTCATATCTCTTAACCAAAATCCTAGTTGAATAATTGATTTGGTTTTATTTGATTTAAATTTATTTATGTCAAATTTAACACAATTAAAATCTGTAGGATGCAATATTGTTTTAATTGGTATATTTTGTATATTTGGTATATTTTGTATATTTGGTATATCATATTTTAATTCTGAAAATATTTTTTCAACATAAGTTTTTAAATGATCTGATAAAGATATTATTCCAATACAATATTTTATTGATTGTCTAAAATGAGATGATTTTACAATTTGTGTTAATTCTTCTAATGAATTATAATTCATCTCTTTTGGAAATTCCGGATAATGTATTATACCTATCCATGGTTCATTTATTATCCTAATATTATATTTTTTTATAAATTTAGTCATTAATTCTCCTCTCATTATTTTAAATTCATTATATTCAGGATACCATTTAATGAATGTTTTAAATCCATAATTATCAATATTGATAAAAACATCTGATTTTAATTTATCATTAATATGATAATAAGCATCTTTTAAAAAAAACATATATGAATTATTCCCAATATTAATATTTTTAATAGAATCAAATTGACGTCCAAAATAACAATCCATATAATCAACTAATAATATTTTTTTATTTAGTTTTTCTAATAATTGTTTTATAATAAAGGGCCATCCTGAACGATGTGTATTAGTATTAATATTATCAAAATTTACATTTATAAGTTTCATTTAATTATGTTAAATCTAGAATATTTTTATAAAAACATGAAAAAATTTGTCAACCATTGTTTGATCAACAAATAATTTGATAATTATTTATCAACCATTTATTAATCAATAATTTAATAATTTATCTTCTACAAAGATATATGGATAAAGTTCATTTATATGGCTGGAATTGGGTAAAAAAATATATACCACTATTACCTAAAAATCATATATTAATCGATTATGCTGAACACTATTTTTTCAATCCTAACAATTCGTACATCACGTCGTATTGGTTCTGTATTATACATCATACGATTTCTGATATATCTCCTAATAATCTTAATGATCTTTTTTTAATAGATACTTTTATAAAATCATTACCAAAGTGTAGATGTATTATAACATTAAGTGAATATAATCTTACTGAAATAATTAAATTATTAAATAAAATGAATTTAATAATACCAGTTGAAGTAGTTTATCATCCTATTAATTTATTAGATATTAATAAATTTAATTATACAAACTTTGTATCAAATCCAGATAGATCAATTATAAATATTGGTGCATGGTTAAGAAATCCATATACTATTTATACTCTCAATTTACCAAATTTAGGCGTAAAAAAAATAAAACTCAAAGGCAAATATATGTCAGAATATTTTATCCCAATCAATTATAATATAACTAAATTACTCGATGATATTATTTATGATAATCATTTGAATGAAGACATATTTTATACAGACTTATTTAACAAAACATCTAACAAAACATCTAACAAAACATCTAACAAAACATCTAACAAAACATCTAACAAAACATCTAACAAAACATCTAACAAATTATTTAAAAATCTGATAAACAACTCATCCAAGTATTTGATTAACTCATCTAAAAACTCATATAAAAATTCATCCAATAAAATGATTTATTCTAGATCAAATACAAATATAAATTATTATATATTATATTTAATTAATTATATTAAATCAATATATGAACTTATACCAAGTATCCAAAATATACCAAGATCTCAAATAAATAAAACACCAAATATACACGATGAATATGATTTAAAAACTATTTTAGTGAGAAATAATATGGAAACAGATAATATTGACTATAAAACTGATATAGAATATATTGAATTAATTACACAAAATATAATTTTTGGTCATTATATTGATTGTTCAGCATCAAATACAATATTAGAATGCATATTATATAATACTCCAATTATATTAAATAATCATCCAGCGATAATTGAATATTTAGGAAAGGATTATCCATTATATTATTCGGAACCAAAATATGATTCAGAATATAAATTTACATTAGATTTTACATTAGATGATATATCAAATGCACACCAATATTTATTAAAATTAGATAAAACAAAATTCTCTCCAGAAACATTTAATAAGAAACTATCAGAGATATTTTTAAAATATTCAAAAAAATCAACTTTATCAAATAATAAATTAAAAAATATATGCAAGTGTTTTAAATATACAAACGATTAAAACAATAAAAATATTTTTAGTTAATTATAGTATATGATAAATAATTTTAACTATAAAAATAAATATTTAAAATATAAAAATAAATATATTAATCTTAAAAATTCTTTATCTGAATTAGATCAATTCGGTGGCGAAAGAGGTTTATGTACATTTTGTAAACTAGAAAAAGATCTGCATAAATGCTCTCAATGTAAATATGTTGCTTATTGTTGTACTGAATGTCAAAAAAAAGATTGGCCTAATCATAAAGATATATGTATAAAAATAGCTAGAGCTGCAAAAAAAATAGTTAATCCAGAATATTTAAAAACAACTAACCCAGATGAATTTAGAATACGTACTAGAGCTGTAGAAGCAATTATGGATTTTTATAGTATACTTAATACAAAATTTGATTTTTCTTCTGGAATTATTTCTTATAAAGTTAATTATGTATATCCTGGATTTAATAGATTTCCTCTTCCATC